AGGAATAACAACGGCCTCATGAGCAACAGGGTTGCAAAGACTGGTGTGAACGCAAGCATTGGGGCCACTGCGGCCAAAACATTGAGTGTTACAAGGGCCATTTGAAGTTTTCACACCACAAGTGGTGTGGTGGAAACATGAGTGGGGCTGAAGACCAGCCATGGGATTGGCAAACCCAGATGCAGGTTGCTGGGGGAGAACATTGGTAGTGCCATTTGACTCAAGAGCAACAACTCGCTGGTTGGTAGACGCGATTTGTTCAAAGAGCTCCTTAGCATCATCGGTGGCATGACGAAAATTGAGCAAAAATTCATCATAATGTTCAGTGAGTTCAAAGGGTGTGAAAGAACGCAAAACCTGACGGAAGTCACGAATTTGGTGTTCGAGATTGGTGATCATCTGACGATGAGCACTTGACTCGCTTTCAAGCCTTTGAATTTTGCTAGCGGCAGCTTTCAAAGCTTCAGCAGCAGCATGGTGCTTGTCGTCATCGACAAGAGCACCAACGAGTTGAGCACGAGAAGGACCATCACGAGGCTTCATTGTAACCTGGTAAACAACATCAATTGTTTGACCTGGAGAAACAGTAACTGACTCGAGTTCGCCATCGCTTTGGTAATCTTCTTCGTAGTAAACGTTTTGAACAGTACCGTCGGCCATGACGATCTCAAGGTAACCTTGAGCAATGTCCCAATCAGCAACTTCAACGGCACGCCATTGGTCACCATCAAACTCACGGATCATTTCAATCTCAAGTTCAGCGTCACTCATCCAAAAAGGACTACTGACTTTCTTGTACTGACGTTGAGGTTGATTGACTTTGTAACGAGCAGCACCACGCCCACGCTTGTTTTTGCCTTTAGCTTCCCAATGGGGAGGGGCATTCCAGCTTGCGATCATGGCCCTAGAATCCGGGATACTAGGGAGGGGAGCAACTGCTTTTGGTTTAGCAAATTTGACCCTCTTGGTACTCGGACCAGGGGTTGAAGGCACAGAATCGCCAATAGGCTCGTAGTTGGAAGGAGGGGGTATTGCTATCCCGGCCACAGGGCGGTCACTAGGGTGACCAACACCTGCGTTTAACATACGAGTTGAAGGGGCTTTTAACTCACTATCATAATGTCCCAAACTTTTCGTTCGCCACAAAAATTTGACGCGGTCAAGAGTAAAACCATTAGACCAGACGACAAACGTGTTTATAGCGTTGAGCAACGAAAAGGGAAAGTCTGTTTCGTAAGTAAAAGCACTAGGGAGGCTTTTTCGACCAGCACTACCATTTTTCCAAATAGTGGAGGTGTATTCGATCACGATGTGTTCACGTGACCAAAACTTGTATATGGCGACGGTCAAAAACACAATATAGGTCGTGTAGATGATCCAAGGATTGTCACCAAAATAAAAGTGAGCGATATGCACAATTACTCCAAGTAGAATAAAATACATAAAAGTGTTGGAAACCTGCTGCAGACTCTCCTGAACGGGAGGAACAGGAGGAGCGTTGGGATCAACGGGGGCGGCAGGGTCAACAATAAGAGGCAAAACAACAGGGGGAGGTGGAGGAGCGTTGCGACGTTTATAAAAAACGAAACAACAATACCCAACTAATGTTGCTAATGCGACCAAAGCGGTTGTCTGATACGAGGCTCGGAAGGCCCAGAAAACCCATAAAAGGGTAAAACTGTAATCGAGATACCAGAAACTTGCGGCCGCAATTGCAGCAGCATAATCAGTAGCAACG